AGTGTTTTTCCATTATTCAGCACAGGCGTTGTATAGTTAGACAGCATTGTGATATTATCAATTTCAATAGGATTTTGAGCTGTTGGTGTTACGACACATGTTGGAATATCATCCATTAACCAGTAATAATTTTTATAATTAACAAACATATCAATATTAATAGGCAAGTCAAATGTATAACCTGATTCACTGCCAACTTTGTCATAATTATTTTCTGTCACACCAAATTTTCTAAAATAATTACCTATATGTAAATAACTGAGTGCAGTTGTAGTTTCAAGTCCATCTTTTATACTAAAACCAGGTGCTAATTGATAATTTAATCTGCCAGATCTTGTTTCTGGAGCAAACAAGTCCTGGTCATTGATATAATCTTTACCAGTAATACGACCCCAGTATGTGTCCAGAGTTTCTGTGCTGCCACTGCTAAAAAGTTGATCAAGAGTAGTACGTAGAAATCTCTTGTTAGTATCTGTCTGTAAGATACCAGGTAATTGTTTAACAAGATCTCTGCGTCCTACAAAAATTTTATCTTCTTCTGCTTGTGTAAAGTTTTCTAACTTTTTAGGATCAGCTTCATAATTTGACATTCTTTTTTGTCCCTTAGGTTATACTTGTTCTTAGATTAACACCTGTAAAGTTATTTACAATGTCAATACTTGTTAAATCTACGTCTGGGATGAATAGTTCATCACTGTTTGGTGTCACTTGGAATAAATTACCAAATGCACTGTTTTCTTGTACTGGTACAATTACAATACTACTGATAATACCCAGGTTTTCATTGTGTACATATGCAGCTAATTCAGTAAAGTAAAAAGTTTCACCAAAGTCCCAGTTGTCTACATTAAAGAATTCTTCAATACTAGTAATAATACGGTTTTTAATTTCAGTATCAGTTAGTGTTGTGCCTTTGACTTTAACTACACGGAATTTAGCCTGTAGTCCATTTTCAGCAGCCTCACCAAATAACACTTTATATCTGGCACTACGATAGATTATACTGTCACTAATACTACGCTTGTTATCTAAACTCTGAAATTGTTCTTTGAGTTCATCACTAGTTGGTGTTTTGGGTTCTGTATCTTCACTTCTATCTCGTGTAAGCCAATTTCTATACAATAAATCATATGTGTCTGACAGTACAAATGTGTCTATAATATTACTGATCGCAGGATCAATTCTTTGTTCACTGTCTGCAACACGTTTCCACTGGAAACTTAATTCACGTCTGCCAGAAATATTTCCGCCAGTTCCGTCGGGATCAACCACCGTGTATTCAAAATCATCTTCTGTAACAGTAGTTAAGCTCACTGTATCTGTACCTACCAAGTCTTTGTATGCCAGTGGATTATCAGGATATAAATCATTATTAATATCACTTACAGTTACAATCAACTTGTGATCATCACTGTATCCGTCTGGTTCTGCATAGTATTTGTATGCAAACAAGTTTATGTCTTTTCCTAAACTGTATGGACTTGAACCACTTCTGCTATTTGTCTTAAACAGTTTGATTTGATCTCTTTCCGGTTTATTTGTTTCCAGATTAAATTTAATCTTATTATTTTGGTTATAAAACCTTACTGCCGTGTCACTACCAAATACAATACGGAAGCGTCTTGTAATCATTTCCCATTTGTCAGCAGTGTAATTTACACGCACAATCCAACTGTTATCTAAATTTTGGCTTGTACTATTTCCAGCATATGTGGTACTCCAGTTAACCGGATCATTTGTACTTGCTGGTGCCAAGTCGTTTCCTAACACAACTTTCCACTGACTGTCATTTGCATCAAAACGTAATCCAAAACTGTTCTTTAATCGTAATTGAGCAACTGCTGCTGTTTTTTCTGTTGTTGTAAACTTAGTATTATACGGCTGAAAAATACGAGTAATTCTTGCGCTGTTTGGAATAACTTTACTGAGTACAATAGCGCCTTTGCCCTTGCTGTCTCGTCCAGTTGGATTACCAGTAACATCATCAATACCCAATCCATCTTCATTTACACTGACAACTCTGGCCCATTCTTTTCCTGCACTTGTTGCAGTTGCTAAAATATTTGCACCACTACCGCCGCCACCACTTATTTGTACAATAACTGGATTGGTATATCCGATACCTCCGTTGGTAACAGTAACACTTGTAATTTGTCCACTGTTGTTGATTACTGCGCTTGCTGTGGCGCCAGTTCCTGTTCCCAGTATTGTAATAGTTGGTACACTGGTATAACCACTGCCGCCATTGGCAATTGACAATTGACTACCAACTGTTCCAATAGTACCGTTGTTGTACGGGCTTTCAATAAATTCAATAATACTGCCCACTTTGACGTCTTTAAGTGCGTTTGTATTAGCAGGTCCCACACGCTCAACTCCGCCATTGCGAGTTAAGTATCCAGTGCTTTCATTTGTACTTTTACTTACTTGGTTCCAGGTAAAACTTGCTGTAGTACTGGAGAAACCAACACTAACTGGCGAGTAGTTCTGGTAAAAGAAGTTTAATGTTTCTGGATTTTGTATTAGTTCTTTAATATAAACATCAAAAATTTGTTCTTCAGTTAAATTTGTAGGCAAACTACAACTAACACGGTTAAGAACACTCTCACTATAAATGTATCCATCTTCAGCAATCATATTAACATTTTGATATTGTGCTGTTGGATCATTGATATCAATAAAACGACTGTGTCCACTATGCGTACGGTTTACACTTTTAATTTTACGAACATTATTGCTGACTGTAAGTGGATAAATGCTGTAATCTTCAGCAGTTACCATACGGTCTTGTGCCGCAAATACACGGCCAGCATTTGTTTTTACACTTAATACGCTTTCTCTACTGCTTGCATTAGCAACAGGCTCCATAAGTTGCGCACTAAAAACAGCCTGGTATTCGTTGCCGTCTTTCGCACTATACTTAAAGTTAAACTGTATGGTACCAATATCATCTGTATTAAGAGTATAGCTCTGGTTTAAACTTTCACGATACCAAATACGTAACAACCCACGTGGAATGTCTGTAAATACACCGTCGCCAAATTCAATACTTACATTGTCATTATCCAATGTACGCTGACTATAGAGTGTACGGTTACGGTTTTGTATACTGTTAAAAATAGCATTAACACCAAACGTAGTATCTACTTTAGTCCAGTTTTGTATTACTGAACCATTTTCATTAATATTTTGTACCCATACATCAAGTTCATTAATATTTGTACTTGATATAGATAAACTCAAATTACTAATAGCACTATCTGCTGTATAGTCTGTAGACTTTAGTTCACCTTGTTTAAATCCTACAAAGAAACCAGTATTGTTACTGCCAATACCCTGATTGTCGTTTCTGTATATAATATTAAAACTACTACCTGGATTTGGTGACTGTTCTTCCAGAATATTATCTTGATTAATGTAGTTGTTTACAACTTCAAAATCTTGTGATTGTCCGTTAACTGTTCCTCTAAATGGAAACGTAATTGATTTATCAGCAATATTTGTACCATATACTTCAGTCTTTACTCCAGAGATATCTGCACTGGATTTTGGTCTACCAAACTTGTTGGTAGATTGAAGAATTTCATTTAATACCAACAAAAAGTTTTGATAGCTGTTTGGATCTTGGTCACTGTTAAAATCAATTTCCTGATTTTTTAAACTTTCACCATTGATGTCATAAACATTTTGAGTGGTTTTTATTGTGCTAATTTTTAATAATCCACGTGCAGGTAATGCACGTGTTGGTTTATAACCTAGAAAGTCTGCAATACGCAACACGCTGGCACGGCGTTCTGCTGTACTTAAGAAGTTTTCACGGCTTGCTAAATCTGTGCGGAATGCAATGTTGTGGCCCATAAATGCAATGAGTTCAATAAGTGCAACAAATTCACTTGAACTGATCCAGTCATTAAAGTTTTCTGGATAATTATCTCTGATGTAATCCACCATTGCACTACGAATACTATCATAGTCATAGGCTTTAAAGTTTGCTTGCTTGAAACTGTCGTAAACAACAGTAAAGTCTTCAGCCGCAAACAGATTTCGTTGTCTAACGCTCTGTGCCATCTTCTTCCTCTTCTTCTTCCGCTGTGAATTTTAGGTAAAGTTCTTCAGCTGTACTATCTGGTCTGTATGTTAAACTTAAAATACATTCAATAGTATGCTGTCCAGTATTAATGTTTAGGGTATTTAAAATCCATCTAGGATCGTTTGCCACAACATCCCTAACATCATCTTCTACTGCATTAACTGTGCGATCATCCAATGGCTCAAAGACCAAGTCCTGGATGATACTGCCAAATTCTGGCTCACCAAGACGTTCACCTTTTCGTGTATAAAAATGATTTAATAGATCACGTTTGGCTAACTCTACATCTTTAAGTGTAAAGTTACCAAATCTTCTATCAACTGTACTATAACCAATAAATGTTGCCATACAACTATTTATTAGTTTAATAAACTGGTGTTTTAATATCCAGTAAATCTTCCGGCCAATCTAAGAATTCCTGCCATGCTGGGTCAGGAATCGTTATTCTGTAACACTTACTCTGGTTATAAATCTCTCTCCAAGTAGGTGTATATGGCTTTCTGATTGGAAAAACGTCTCGTCTATTGCTTTTTTTCCAGTTGCAGTGTTTGCATGCGGCAACCATATTATCCCAGGTGCTTTTTCCGCCGTAACTACGTGGCACAACATGATCAAATGTTAATTCATGATGATAAAATTTAACATTGCAATACTGACAATGATAACTATCTCTAATGAATAAATTTTTACGGCTGAGTTTTGCTTTGTCTTTACGTTTATGATATTGTTTTGCAACAATAATACTTGGGACTTCTAGTTGTAGGTTGGGACTTCTTATCATCCAATTTTTGTGTGTTTTATAGATATACACAGTATCTTTAAAGTATGCGCTGATACTATCCCGCCAACTTAGTACACTTAGTGGACTTAACTCCATTGGCTGGAAGTCAGCGTTCAAATATAAAGTTGACATACGCTGGTGTTCCCTTTGTAGCTACACAGATATTTATAGTTACAGTTGACCAACTTTAAGTAAAAGCTCTCTTTTTCTCAATTCAGTCATGCGTGGTAGGAATGCTGTTGTCTGACGATAGTAACCAAATTCAATCTGTCTGACAATTGCCTGGTCACTGATATCACCAGCCTTGTACACACGCCTTGCTAACTGAATACCTTTGTTTCTTTGAAACGCTCTGGTACGTTCTGTGCTATAATCTGCTAATTGTAACACACGAGCTTCTTTACGTCGAGTGTCTGGTTCAATAATTCCAGCATTTATCATGTCACTTACCAACAACCAATTTTCACTAGTAACTGCATATTCTAAATCATATAA